AACATCTCAGGATAGATAGCCGTCTTGTGCGCCTCGTAGGGATTGCCGTCATATTCCCCTTGGGGATATTTGCCCCACGGCGCAAGCAACACCACCAACGAGGCTATCGTTTCTAGCCGAGCAATCGTTGACGGCAATTCCGCCGCTGCGACGTGTTCCGGGCCATTGAACCATACCGCCGCATCATAACAAGTGTGCGATTGCCATTGGCGCACATCGGCGGTTACTATCCTCTCGAAAGGATAGCCCGCGTTCTCAAAGTACGCCGCATTTTTCGGCCACACTTCCAAGAGCGTGATCTGTCGCCCTGCTGCGCACAACGTTTCGGCGTGATAGGCCCGATCCAGTCGCGCACCGATGTAGAGCAACGACCCCGCCGCGAATAGTTCCGGCGTGTGCGCCATCAAAAGCGCGCGCTCCAGTGACTCGTCCCCTTTCACTCTGCTTGCCCCCTTCGTTGCCCGTCTGCCTGAGCGCATACCTCGTCATGCCACACCACGCGCGGGTTCGTCCCCCACACGGCGGCAATGAGGTCGTAATCGCCTTCATATCGCTCGGTTAGCGCATCGCAATGCGCCATGAATACGTCGCGGCGCAAAATGTAACAGGCGAAACCGATATGCCCGCACACCGGCGCGCGCCCCCAAGTCTCTGCACTGGGCAACAGCCGCCCCATATGATCGAGCCGTACCATCACCACATCGGGCCGCCCCGCGCATTCGATAATGGCCGCCAACTCTGCCGCAAACGTCGGACGACATAGCCAGTCATCATCATCCAACACATAGACATAATCGCCGTGATATTCGTTGGCTCTGCGCGCTATCTCGCGGTGCGACCGGCCTATGCCCATCCCTGTTTCGTCGTACAAGATCACTTGCTCTACCAGGTCGGCGCGCGTCTGTTCCTGAACGCTGGCCACGCAACGCGCTAAAAGCGTAGGCCGCTTGTAAGTGCGGGTCACAATGGTCAACAGCGTCACGGTTGCCTTACCCTCATCACGTCCAAGATCGGCAAGGGCGTCCATTGCCAGCCGCTAGGCTTGCGCGCTTTGCACAACACGCCCGGATGACCCGCTTGCATATCCTTTTCCAAGTCGAGCACTTGCCAATCGGCAAACATGGCTGCGACTTGATCGGGTATGAACCGCCAATAGTCCGGCGGATAATGGTAAGGGAACCCCGGCCCGCGCGTTGTCAAAATCGCCAAGCCGCGCGGCGCAAGCAGCCGCTTGATGACCTCTATCGCTATCGGCCAGCGCGCGCAATGCTCCAGCATCTCGCAACAGAGCACTACATCGAATTGCGACGGCCCGAAATGCCACACCGCCTGCGACACGTCCATCACCACGTTTACCCCTGGCCCGGCCATAGCGTCTAACCCGACGTATAGATCGGGCAGCATTGACTCGACCACCTGGCGGATAGAGCCGTTGACGTTATAGCTGCCAATTTCCAGCACGCGCCGCCCCACGATTTCTTCCGGCCTCAACACGCGGCGCGCAAAGGCTAGTACGCTATCGTGCAACGATGTCCTTGCCTTTCGGGATCGCGTCCAATTCGGCTTGCGGGATGCGGCGCACAGGCCGTAGCCCTACACTGTAAAAGGTGGGCATGTCGGGGATCAAGTGCCGCTTACCCTTTTCGACTAGATAGTACGCCGACCCCGCGCCCGCGACCACCGCCCCCTCATAGGGTTGCACCGGCTTGGGGTCCGGCTCGGTTGCCGTTTCCGGCGTCAGATCAGTTCCGTCACTGTTATGGTTATCTCGCAATAGTGGCATAGCACGTCTCCTAACATAATATGACCTATCGGGTCGGCGCTGGATAGGGAACAGTCGTAATAGTTATTAGCGTTATGGAGCGTGGTATCGTTATCCA